TCGATCGACGCGAGCACCGCCGCGCTGATGCCCAGCTTGAGCGAGGCTGCTGCGTCGGCTTGCACTTGCAGCAACGCTTTGAGCGGCTCGAGCGCGGCGCGCAGGGTGCCAAGGGCAGCGAGCAACGCGGTGATACGACCACCGAGACCGGGCGACAGTTCGCCGAGCGTCAGGGTGCCGAGGTAGGTCGTCGTCACTTGGTGGTAAGATTCCGGAATGAACTACCGAATCGTCGCCGCGCTCACGCTGCTACTGGCTTGCACCCGCACCACAACGACCACGCACCGCGGATCGTCTGGGTCATCTGGGAGCGGCGGATCATCGGGTGATGCTGGAGCCGGTGGGGCGCAGGTTTGCGAGCCCGACGCGGTCAGAGATTGCAACTGCCCCGACGGCTCTATTTCGACCCGCTTCTGTCTTCACAGCGGCCTCGATTGGTCCGACTGTGATTGCTATCTGGCTGGCGCAAGCGGCTCGAGCGGAAGCGCCGGGGCTAGCGGTGCTGCGGGCGCCGGAGGAAGCGGCGCTACGGGTGGCGGTGGTACTGGAGGTACGGGCGGAGCAAGCGGATCGAGCGGAAGCGCTGGGGCGGGTGCGACCGGTGCAACGTGCGGCGACGGGCCACAGCAGCCGATCTCCGAGCCGACGCAAACGAGTCAGATCAATGGCCCGAATGACCCGGCCGCCGGCAATGCCGAGTCACTGTGCGATGCCTCGTGCGGGTTCCCGCAGTGGGCGTTTGCCGTGTCCCCGGATGGGACCGCGCCGCAGGGGTGCGTAGTAAGAGATTTCGGCAGCAACATCGCGTGCTGTCCGCAGAGCGCATGCGGCCAATATGCGGCCGACTGTGTCGCAAACGGCGTCCACTTTCCGAATGGCGAGACGTGCATTCTTGGCGCCGTCGAGTCGGTCGGTTGCGAGCTTTCGTTCACGAACGGTGACTTCAAGTTTTATTGCTGCCCCTGACAATCAGCTCGACTTGTTCGATGAGAACGAGCTGATTTGTCCAGGTAGCGTGAACGTCGGGATGCCGTTGACCAGCCAGCCGAGAACCTTCACGGGAACGCCTGGAACGGGGACGCTATCGAAGATCACCTGGACGATCGTCGGAGGTACGGTCGTTGGGTTCGTTGCAGCAATCACCCTCGCCAGATCTGCGTGACGCGCGATCGGCCGTCCGCCGTCGCCGAGCTCCACCGATGCGGCGTGCACCTTCACGTTCTTTGCTGTGACGTTCAGTTCTTCGACTTCGGCCGCATCCCACACCGTCGCGACGGGGCGTCGGGAGTCGCCGTCTTCGTAGGTCACAGCGACGCGAGCGCCCGGCTTCACCGTCGCGCTGATGCCGGGGATCCCGTAGCGGATCGGCACCTGCGTGGGTGATGGGACGGTCACCGTCTCGAGCTTGATGTCGAGCGTGCCGTCGTCGTTTTGAGCGATCACCGATCCGAAGTACGCCGCGCGGTAGCGGTCGTCGCGGGTGAAGAATCGCACCAATCGGCGCAGCATCTCGCCGAGCGTGGAGAGCTCGAACAGGATGCGGCATCGAAGAGAGTCGTTGATCGTGTAGACGGTCTCCGTCACGCGCCGATCGCGAAACGTCGAGCCGGGCAGCACGACCGGGAGATCGGGCGCGATCTCGATGCGCGCATCGTCGGGTCGCTCAGAGGTGACCACGTGCGTGCCGGTGACCGTGGGCCACGTCTCCGCGCCCAACCATACCGACCCGTCGCGAAGCACGCGCCATGACAGCGAGAACGCGTCGCAAATGGCATCGAGTGCCATCGCCGCCGTACCGGCCTCGCGCGTCCACGTGGGCACGTCGCGATCGAGCACTGCGGCGAGCACGGTCGAAGAAAGTTTTTCGCCGGTCTCGCGAACGATGTCGTCGAGCACGGTGCGCAAGGTGATCTCGCGGTACCAGCGCGCGGCGAGCAAGGTGCCGAGGCCACCCGCACCGCCAACGATGCGCGCGAGATACCGGCCGCCGTAGACACCGCCGCGGTAGATCGTCCCCGTCCAGGTCGTGCCCTTGTAGGAGAGCGAAACCTGTCCGCTGGGTGCCGCGTCGGCTTCGAGCTGCACGGTTGCCGTCCACGCTCGCGCGATGGGCTCGACGATCTCGGCCTCGTAGACCGGCTGGCCTGAAAGAAGAAGATCACTCATGGCGGTGGCGGCCCTGCCCCGGTGGGCTTCGGTGGCGGTGGCGGGCCCGCGTACCCGCTCTGCGAAACAGCGTCGTCGAAGACCGTCGTGACGTTCCCCTTTGCGCTCTTCGGCGTCGCAGATCCGGTGCCCTTGCCGCCCGCAAACTCAGGGCGCCACTCATACGCGCTGATCTTGTAAACGTATTCGCCCGGCTTCGAGCCGTTGCCAGGACCTTCGAGCGACTCGATGATGACGTCGGTGATCGCGCGGGCGAACGTGAACTCGTGATAGATCGTGAGCGGTTGAGGTAGCCCCTTACTCGCGTCGGGCTCGATCAGTTGCGTGATCTCGCTCATGAGCTGCAACTGTTCGAGCGTCCAGACCACGATCTCGATCTCGATCTTCGCGGGGTCGTAGCCTTCGACCGTGAATGTCGCGCCGCTCGAACCCTTTGCCTTCTTGATGTCCAGCTTGATGCCGCGCTTGGGCGCCTTGATCGTCGCGATGCCGGGCAGCTCTTGGCCGCCCAGAAGGACGGAACTCGACTCGTCGGGGGTGAGCCCGTAAGGAGACTCGCCAGCGATAAGCAACGTCATGCGGGCACCACCTGTGCGCCAAGCTCGTCGAAGAGCTTCGACAGCTCGAGCCGGATGGCGCTCGCTGTGCCGTTGGCATCGCCGCCGGTCGCGTTGATCGTGATCGTGTACTGCGACGAACCACCGGGCGCCTGGGCTTGCGCGCCACGAGCACCGGCTGCGAGCACGCCAGCGCGAAGCGCGGGGTCGGCCTGCGGTTGCGTCATGTTCGACATTGCGTCGGCCACGTTTGGCGTGCCGCGCGCGACGCCCTGCTCGAAGCCTTGCGCGGTGTACGCGCCAAGCTCGAGCATGACCTTCGATGGCGAAGCGATGCCGAGCGCGCTCTTGACCGCGCCCTTCACCTGTCCGCCGAGCTCGGTCATGCGCGCGACAACCGATCCGGCCCCCGATTCGATACCGTCGAGCAGACCCGTGATGATCTCGTAACCGATTCCGACCATGTCAGCCGCGACACCGGAGATCGAACCCACGAGACCCGAACCGAGTTCGGTGAACCCTTGCACGACCATCGAGATCCCGGTGAGGAACACGCCCCAGATTCCAGCAGCGAGCGCGACCATTCCGCCGATGAGCCCGATCACGGTGGCGAGCACCGCGGCGAGCACACCGACGACAGTACCGATCACCCGGAACGACTCGGTCAGAACGCCGATCCAGTTGATCGAAGACTTGCCGCCAGAGAGCGCCGAAAACAGCGCGGAGATCGGCGTGATGGCAGCGGAGAAGGCAGCGCCAAACGACGCGGCGAAGACCTTGCCCACGGGGATCACGGTGCCCCAGAAGAACGCGACGAACGAGGAGATTGCAGGAGTGATCGCGCGCACCGCGCCGGCGATCTTCGAGAAGACGGCGGCAAGGTCGGCGCCCTTCATGCCCGAGGCACCGCCGAAGAACGCACCGAACATGCCCTCGATCGCGGCTTTGAGTTCCATCGCCGAGGGCGTTGCGAGCGCATCGTTCAGGACGTTGATCGCGTCGGCCAACGGTTGAATGTTCACGTCCTCGAAGAGTCGTTGATACCTCGATTCGAGCGTGGAAAGAGCGCCGCCCAGCGTCTTCGATTTCTCGGCCGCAGCCGAGCCGATGATCGCGTTGGGGTCGCCCTGGTAAAACGTGTTTTGGATCGCCTTGTAGAAAGCGGCCTGGCCCATCTCGGCGGTGACCTTGCCCGCTTCGATCATCTTCTGGACCTCGCCCGCCTTCTTGCCGGTGACCTGCTGAAGAGCCTGCACCATGTTCACGGCGCCGCCGCTGTTCTCGGTGATCATGTTGATCTCTTCCGAGCTCAGCTTGTTCTTGCCCTTCATTTTCGCGAGCGCAGCCGAGACGCCGTTGACGCCCTCGTTGCTCGTCGTGAGCGATAGATCGGAGAGCGCGGCCATGAGCTGCGACGTGTCCTGCACGCCGAACCCCGCGCCTTTCAACCCCTTGAACATCCCGACGACTTGCTTGTCATCGAACGGCGAGATGTCGCCCATCTCCTGAATCAGCTTGTAGGCGCTCGCGGCCTGCTCTTTGCCGCCCATGATGTACTTGAGCGCGAGCATCGTATCGCCCTTGAATCCGGCCGCGCTGATCGCGAACCCGGAGAGCGACGCAGCACCAGCGGCAAGCGCACCGACAGCGGCGAGCGCCATGCCAGCGGCAGCAGCCACACCCATGAGCGCGGCGCTTGCGGCTGATCCGTTCGCCGATCCGCTCTGACCCATCGAGCCGAACTTTGATCCGATGTCGCCGAAGAACGAATCAAGCGATGACGTCATGCCCTGCGTCGCGCCTTGCCATCCGCCTTGGACCTTCGCGATCGACGACATGGCCGGGGCGATGTCCGGCATGTGCATATTCGTCGCGCCCTTCGATGCCTTCGCAACGGCGTCGAGCTGCTTGATCGATCGCTCGGCGCTGCGCGCAGGTCCGGTGACCTGGTCGATGAGACGAACGATGAAGTCGACAGCGCTCATGCGTGGGCGGTCAGGAAGAGAGGAACGAACGAATCAGTGCGTAGAACTCGGCCTCGAGCATCGCCCCGACGAATGCATCGTCAGAGTCACGCCCTTGCCGGTAGGCCAGCAGCGCAGTCGCTGCGACCGCTACGGAGCGACGAGCTTCTGTGAAGCTGGCTTGTATTTTTTTGCCTGGGTGACCTCGTCACCCTGGGCGATCTCGGTGACCGCTCCCACGATGCGGGCGGAGGCCGCCGGATACTCGTCGAGCAGCTCGTTCAGGTCGGCGCGAGCGGGGAACACGACCACATCGCGCGCGAGCTGATCGAGCACGTCGAGCTTGTTCTTCTTGTCGGCGATGAGGTCGCCGGTAAACGCGCGATACTCGCTCCGTGTCGCCTTGCGAAAGGCCACATCGTTGCCGTCGATCTCGAGCGTCCAGAGCGCACCGTGTTCGGCGCGAAGCTTCTCGAGCTGCTCTTCGGTAAGACGCGCCATATCAGCCGACCTTCAGATCGGGAATCGGCGCGATCCCGTTGTGGAGGATGTACATGATGTGAAGGTCGAAGCTGACCTCGTTCGGGTCATTGCCGCTCGACTTCGCGCCCTTCTTCTTGATTCGGCATCCGCGGAGAAGATCCTTCGTAAAGGGCATGCCCTCTTCGCGGTATTCAACCTCGATGTCGAAGCTCACGGCCATGAAGCCAGTGCCGAGCAGCGCGATCAACTGATCGGCTTCGGCCTTGAACAGAGTGAGCGAGCCGTCGGCCTTGTACTCGCCGAGCGTGCGGCCCAGCGCTTGGGGCGCGTTGGCGCGCTTCTCCGCGGGTTCAAGCGAGTCGTTGTAGTTGACCTCTTTGGCGTAGACCTTCTGGCCCTTCGCCTTGACGGTGATCGAGGCGTGGCTGTACTCACGCCCGTTGATGTTCGGGTAATCAGCCATGATCAGACCGCCTTGCTGAAGCCAACGGTTACGGTGATGGTGCGCGCGTAGCCCTTCGGTCGAACGCGCACGTCGAGCTGGATCTCTTCGGTCGTCGAGACGTCATTGGTCCGGTTGACAACCACGCTCGCGGCCTGTGCGTAGCCCTTGGCCACGAGGCCCGCGGAGAGCTTCGCGTTGATGTCGTCTTCGATCGATCGCGCCTGCGAATCGGTGAGCGAACCTGCGGGCGCTTCGACCGTGCCGGGCGCCGCATTCGTGTCGAGCTCCTCGTTGAGCCATTGCAGCGCGGCCACGTAGGCAATCGTGCATGCGCGGTCGAGCACGCGGCGGTTCGGCAGGTCGCGGAAGTCGCTCGTCAACGCGACCTTGCCGCGGATGCCTGAGAGGTAGAACCCGGGCGTTCCCGAATCAGCGACCGGGGTGAACGTCCTGGTCGTGGTGACGCCAAGATCGTGGAAAGCAATCGCTGCCGTGCGCTCGTCGTGCGTGATCGACGAGACGCCCGGAAGAGCACCGTCACGGACGCGGCCGGGGTCGCGTTGGAGGGGAATCTTTGCAACGCGTGCCGCGGCTGCCCACGCGATCGATCGGCGGTAGATCCGCGCGTTGATCGGCGAGACGATCTCGGCCATGCCGAGGTGCGGAAAGATTCGGCTGTTCGACGCGGCCGCGAAGGTCGCATCGCCCGAGATCGTGGCGTCGGAGACGTCGGGCAATTCGAGGAACGCCCAGACATATCGGAACGCAGATTCCATCGCCGATAGCTTCGTGCCCACGGCCGCGAAAACAGCATTGAAACCAGTCATATCGGCCGCTTGGCCCACGACGTGGAACCCCTCGAAGGGGACCGTCGAAGCCGACAGGACATCGAGCGCCGCGCCGAGCGACGTGGTCGTAAAACCGGGCGCCGTGCTGGTCGACTTGTACAGGTCGCCCGCCACATAGGTGCCGGTGGCAAACGTGAGCGTGAGGCCCGTCTCGGTGGCGAACGTGGTGATCGACGCGGCCGTAGCGTACTCGGGTGAGTACGTGTCGCCGTTGTCAAATGAGACCTTGAACGTTGCCGTGCCGCGCGTACCACCACGGACGATCAGCACGATCACCTGGTAGCCATCGAGCGGCGTGCCGGTCGAAGCGCAGCCTGGCGATGGGCCCGTGCCGGTGAGCGTCCACGAGCCCTGTGAGCCGGCTGCGTCAGCCTCGGCCTTGCACACGTAGACGATGCCACCGGCCACGTTCAGCAGGTGCGCCGCGGCTTCCACCACGGGGCCCGTGCCGAGCGTATCCTTGAGCTTCTTGGGGTCATTGAACCGATATAGGGTGTTATTGGTGCCGCCAGAGCACACGCCCACCTTGACCTGCACGCCGTTGGCGGCCGGAGGAGTGAGACCGAGTGCGCCGTCGAGCGCGGTGAGCGATACGGATGGGAGCGACATCAGCCAGCCCTCGTGGTGCGCGCCGCGATCACGGCGTCGTCAAAGGATTTCTCGGAGACGATCTGCCCGATCGCCCAGCGGGCCCGCGCTTTGGTTGCGTTGAACACCCAGAGCGGGATTTTCTTTTCTTCGGCCCATGCCTCGGCGGTCTTCTCGACCTCGACCGCGGACAGTTCCGGCTGTTTTTCTGGCATCAATTCTCTCCAGGTTGCAGCACCCCATCGCCAGCGACTGGCGACACGGCCTGCAATTTGATTGTCGTCGCGGTCGCAGTGCCCGGTGTGGTGTCGGTCGTGAGCTCGAACACCGGCACATCGATCGAGCAGGTGATCACCGCGAGCTGGCCTTTGGTGAGCCAATCTGCGAGCTGCTCATTCTCGAGCGGCCATTGGTCCGCGCCCCACGAAATCGTGCCGATACAGGCCACGGTGAGCGCCGCCATAACCTTGTTGCTCAGCTCTTCGGAATCAGTCCAGGACCGACCGAAACAATAGGCCTGCAATCCAAGGGACCGCACCACAAGCTGGCGAGGTTTTCCGCCTGGCCGATTGGGTGGTTTCACACCACCAGGAGCGGGAACCCAGACCACGCGCGGCGGGTTCGAGTTGAGCTGCAAATCTCGGTATCCACGGCCGAAGGTGATATCTGGAACGTGTCGAACCAGAAGCGGCTCGACTTCGCAGATCACAGATTCGAGGCTCACCGCATCACCGCCGCGAGGATTCGATCGGACGTGCGTCGCATCGAGGATTCCCAAGCGCCGGGGAGCCCGCCCGTGGGCAGAAATGGGCGCGCTGGGATGGTCACTTCTTTGGCGAACACCCACCCGCCTTTACGGCCACCCGTGCGCCACGCGAGGCGCTTGGCGGTCTTGGGTCGAATGGTCGCGCCGCGCTGGTGCACGCTGGCGTAAATGAGCGACGTGCCGATCGTGAAGCTCGACGGACTCTGCCCGAGAAGCGCGAGGCTATTCAGGAGAGCGCCAGAGTTTCGCAAGGGCCGTCCGCTGCGCATCTTGAGCGGTGCCCATGCGTTGCCGTAGGGGTCGGTGCCCGCGTTGGCGGTGCGCTTGACGAGCGAGAGCGTGTGCTCAGAGAGAGCGCGCGAAACACTCTGCATTCCGCTGGTAGAAATCTTCTGGAACTTGCCCAGAAGAGCACCCGCCGAACCGCTGATCGCGATACCACTCATCGACGCCACCTGCGCGGCATCGAAGCGATGGCAGCGCTTCCGCCCTCGGGCGGATCTTCGCTTTCGACGCTTCCGACAATGCCGGTTGCGCCGTGCTGTGAGACCCATTGGAGCCATTTGATAGCGTCCAGGTATCGGTCCCTGAAATTGTTGTTGTCGCCTGCCGCTGGGTTGAACCCGCGGAAGCTCATGACGTCGTAGGCGGCAATCGATGCCACCGCGCGATCGAGGTCCGCCGTCCAGGACAGCAGGGGCAGATCGTAATACGAGTCGAGATATGTGTCGGCGAGCGCGCTTGCGGCTCGTAGCGCCTCGGCAAGTACATCCGTCGGGATGTCTCGGAGCGCATCGGCCGGAAGTCCGATCGACTGGAATTTGTCCGCGCCGCAGTAGCTGTCGATCGCGTAGTCCAGGAGCGTAAACGTGAAGCTCGGCGACGTGCCCGCGATCGTCCAGACAGCCCGCAGGTAGCGCGAACTCTTGGGTGGAAGAATGCGGGTCGTACCGGCCGAGGACAGCGACGCCGTCGGGTCGCCCAGCGCGGACCAAACGATGGTGTCCACCGAGGTCTCGAGCTGAACGACCAGCGTCGGCGCCGTGCCGCTTACGGCTGTGATTTTTACGTCGACAGGGACGACTCGATTTCGCGAGACACCGATATCGACGGGCGCACCTGTGCCGCTCGTCGTAAGGACCGAGCGAGACAGGAGCAATCCGGGCATCAGGTCGCGATGTCGTCCGTGATCTCGATCACTTCGACGCAGAGGTAGCCAGCACCGGCGGTAAATGCAGAGGTCATCTTGTTGAACTTGATCGTGTCGCCCGGGGCGAGAAAGACACCCGTTGCGAGTGCGGCGCCCACGGTCCCTGGCTTGATGCCAGTTCCGAGTGCAGCAGAAGCATCGCCCGAGGCGCCGCCCTGGATATCACCATCCGTCGATCCCGAGGCGTTGCTCGTCGACGCGCCGATCTTGGATGACGAACCACCGGACCATGCCGTGGTATTGATCCAATAGGCTCGCGCGACGCGCAGGTAGTGGTTGTCGGGGCAAGTGAAGAGCACCGCATCATCCGCAGTGGCGTACGAAACGGGGAGCTTGAGAACAGCGATCCCGAGGCCGCCGGTGGTCGCGAGCTTCGAGTGGCCGTTGGAGGCGAGAGATTGTGTCATTGGTTTTTCCTCTGGTCAGGCGACTTCGCCGCGAACATCGAAGGTGAATGAGGGGGTTGTGCCGCTGACATCCCAGCGAACACGAACGAATCGGTCGAGCCCGCCCGCGGAAATGCGCTGCGAACTCACGCCGGTCTTGATGTCGAACGCATCGACGGCGCGAGCTTCGCTACCATCGTGCGAGGTCTCGACGACGACCAGAAGCTGCGGCGTGGTGCCGCTAACCGCTGTCACGTCGAGCAGCAAACGAACGCAACCGCGATCGGCGGTCTCGATCCAAGAGCCGTTACCGTCTGCGGTCTCGGCATTGGAGGCGTGGAGAATCACGTCCACTGTGTCGGCGTATTGGCCGTTTTGTCGTGGGTATCCCATGGGTGTCCTCAGAGCAGCTCGGAGGCTGCGGAAACAACGGCCGCGGCCTGGCTTGCGCTCAGACCCACGTTGCGCTGCAGCTCATCAGCATTGGCCCCTTGGAGGTCTTCGACCGCCGAGTAGCCAACACCAACGAGCGCAGCGCGGGAGGGGAAATCGTCGGGCAAAGCAGTGGCCGTCATGGCCTCTTGTTTTGCCCGCCATACGCCGGCCTCGGTCGGCTCGCCTGTCTCCAACGCAAACAAGCGCTGCAAGAGATAGTGTCGGCGAGCGTTCGAGATCGGCATGTGGCGCGTCAGTTATGCGTGAACTTGACGACGCCGGGCTTGGATCCGTTCGGGTGCCGCACGTAGCGGTGAACGGCCCAGTAGATGTGGAAGACGTTCAGTTGCGAATCCGAGAGAACGTCCTCTGCGGTCTTCATGTGGCTCTCACCAATCCAGAACACGATCGCGTCTTTCTTCAGAAGCAGGGTCGTGTACTTGGGTGGGCTGTCGCTCGTCGGCGAGAGGCGATCCGATACGAACGTCGGCATCCCAGCGAAGCGTCCGAGCTCCGGGTTTGTGCCGTCGACATAGAGCGGGCGGCCGGTGGAGTCGGCGAGCTGGTAGGCGTCGCCCTGCACCTTCGAGTGCATCACCATCGCGGCGATGTCGCGCTGCTCGTCACCCCACTTCATGCGGGCGGTGATGGTGTCGTTGAAGTTGATCTTCACCGGCACCGACGCGCTGTAAACGTCGTGCGTGAGCAGGCTCGAACCGGCTGCAACAGCCGCGGCCATTGCCTCCGCGTCAATCTTGCGCTCGACCGCGAGCTTCACCTGGCGAGCCATCTCGCCATATGGGTCGTCGGCACTGGACGCTTGCGCCCACCACGTGGCCTCGATCGCGATGCCGCTGTGCTTCACGGTCGTCGTCTCGGTGGTCTCCGAGATGCCGCGCGGGGTGAGCGCTTGGCCGTCCTCGGTGAGATCTTGCAGGTCGCCGATCGTCCCAAAATACGGAACAGTCACGGTGGATCCGACCTGTGCTTTGCCGGCGGGCATCCCGGTTTTCACCAGGACAGCGCCGGTATCCTTCATGACGCTCATGCCGGCATAAATGCCTTTGATCGCGTCTTCGAGTGCCTCGGGGACGAAGAGGTCCCCCTTCTTCACGTATGGGGCCATAGTGTCCTCGGTTCAGCCTGCGGCGCGCAGGGTGCGCGCGAGCGTGGGGTTATCGTTTGAGAGCCGGTGCTTTTCGGCCGGGGTCATCTCCGACCAGCGCTTGCCAGTGGAGACGGCGTCAGAGGCCGACTCGGGTGCGGGCTGCTGCGCCGTTGCCGATGCGAGCCTTGGATCGGGGTCGATCTCTTCGAGAATCGCGCTCAGCATGACGGGGTCACCGCCGCTCTTTTTCACAAGGCGATCCTTGTTGGCTGGCTTGATGCGCCCTTCGGCAACACCACGCGCCACGACCGCATCGAAGTCACGCTTTCGCAGCGCGCTCTCGAGCTCGTTCACACGCTGCGACAGGGTCACGGCGGTGGACTTGTTTTCGACCAGGCCAGCGACGACCGCGAGCGCCTGTCGTGCGTCGCGCTTGCCAGTGATCGAGCAGAGTTCCCCCTGCACTTCCTTGGCTGCTGCGAGCTCGGCTTGCGCCTCGGCGACGTCTTCCGACTTGTCCGCCATGAGCTTCGAGATTGCATCGAGGATTTCTGCCTCGGATGCCGTTGCGGGGAGCCCGAGGGCCGCCGCGAACTTTGATAGATCCATCGGTTTCTCCGTGGGAAATGCGGCCACAGAGGCCGCGATCAGTGCATCCAGGCGATCGGTCGCCGGAACATTGGTGAGGGCGATGTTCAGGAGCAGCACCGGGCGGCGCTGGTCATCGGTCGCGAAATAGGGCGAGATGTATCGCCACTCTTTCGCTCTGATTCCTGCGTCTGCCTCGGCGGTCCAGCGGACATTGGTTGCCCACAGTTCGCCATCGCGAAGGTCGAGCTCGCACCACCCCGACGCGCGCCGCTCTTTGGCCGGTGTTCCCGGCGTGACTGAGAGGTGATCCCAGTCGAGCATCACGTCGACGCCGTGCTCTCGATAGGCGGCCATAAGCTGCGCCGCGGCATCGGCATCAAACAAAAATGGCCCCTTGAGGGTGGTATTCACCCCGGAGCGAAACACCCTGAACTCACTCGGCGGCTCAACGCCCCCGATTTCGCTCAGCAGAAACCATTTTCGACCTGACATCCGTAGGCAGCGCGTGCATACGCGCCTAACCGGATGTCCCGCGGTCGTTACGGCATTTGATAAGTCGTTACAGTTTTTTTTGGCAGTCACCACGCCCGGATCTGTCAAGCGTCCGAAATCCAAGTAGGCATACTTGGATTATTTTAGATGCATGGCGCCTTGCGTCAGATCCCGACGACTCCGCGTTTCTTGTCGATTCGCACCTCGTCGCCCGGCGTAGCGAACCGCTCCCCCGGCTTGGGCTTTGGTTCCTCGGGCAGCTCTGGCTCCTCTGGTTTCTGGCTCGGCTTGGGCTTCGGTG